TCATGCTGCCACCTCGGCTTCTATGTCGAGACCGACCAGTGCGCGATACATGTCGAGTGCTTCCGCATCGAGGTACTGGCGGGTGCTGACAATCCGAAGGTCGTCGACATCGGCCATGCTCACCTGGACGAGATGCGGATTGCCGTCATAAAAGAATGCGGCGACCTCACCATCCATGAGTTCGAGAATGTAAAAATTGCGCCTGCAGCCGTCCGCCGTCTCGAACGTGACTTCGTCGCCAGCCTGAAAACGGTGAGGTCTTTCGGCGTGAAACGCATCGAGCCATTTGGCGATGGTGCCGGGGTTGTTGGCATACGGATTCGCCGACGGTCTTCTCGGCACCAGCCGGCGCGGGGTGAGCCTTCTGTCTGTAGTCTGCAGGGCGGTGTGCATGGCGGGTCTCCTCGTGTTGATTAATAACGCTCAGTACGATAACTATTACCATCAATTGGGGACGCGTCAAGCGCTATTTATCAAAGTGAGCGATTTTAATCACATTCTAGGCCGGCAGATCGCGGCTGCTCGTGCCCTTCTGGGGATTGGCCAAGTTGAATTGGCAGACAGGGCGCGTATTTCCGCACCGACGCTCCGTCGCATGGAAGCAAGCGAGGGGATTGCAAGCGGACTGGCCAACAACGTTGCTGCTGTCCGCGCCGCCCTCGAATCCGCCGGCATCCTGTTCATCGACCAAAACGGCAATGGCCCCGGCGTTCGCCTGCGGGACCGACAAGGGTGATCGCCTTATCCTGTGGACGACGTTCAACTGTCGACCACTCCCTTACTTTTTGTTTCTGACGTCCAGTTGCCTGGCACCAGGTGGGCGATAGCGTCAGGGGATGACCCAGCCAACGCACCTCGACACCATCTACACCGCCGACGAAGCCGCAGCGCGCCTGCGTCTTTCGAACCGCGCCTTGATCAAGATCGCTCGCAAATACGGATGCTGCTCGCGGTTCGGCCGGGACTACCTTTTTTCTGAAGCCGACTTGCTGGCGATATGGGAAGTGCTTCGAGCGCCTGAGCGAGAGCCCAAACCCAAGACTGTCAAAGCTCATACTTCGGATTTTCGCTTATATGAGAGCCTTCAGAAATTGACGGCAAAGAAAAAGGGGTCAGGAAGTCGGCGCTCGGAAGAATCAAACGCGAAAAAGTAAGAACTTCGTGACGCCACCAAGGCTGCGGTTCAGAATCGAAACGACGAAACGCCTATCGACCATTTCAATGTCGATCTCCATGAGTTCGGCGTGTACATCGTCGACACCTAGACGATGCATTAAACACCAATCCATCATAATTTTTACAATTTTGTCAATGATTTAGCCAGATTTCGCATATTGCACGTCCAAGTCAGCCGCTCTAGCCCTCTCCTGCGGCCTCACCACCCGCACCACCACGTAAGAGGAGACCTGCGAAAGCGGTCGGCATCACGGGGCTGACGTTCCATGATCTGCGAGGAACAACAGTGACACGACTCGCTCTTTCTGGCTGCTCTATCGCCGAGATTGGCGCCATCACTGGCCATTCCCCGAAGGATATCGACGCGATTTTGCATACGCACTATCTCGGCGGGCAAAGTGAGTTGGCGCGCCAGGCCATGACGAAGTGGGAGCAACAATGACCGACCCTCTCTCCAAACTTCCGCTCTTCGCGACCGACCGAGAAATCGCCATCGCAGTCGTCGGCAAAGAGCGCGCGTCAATGTACGTGAAGGTTGTCATCCCCGCGCTCGAGCGCCACGGCTTTCCCCAGATCGATCCCCTCCACGACGGGCGACCTGTGCCACTCGTAAGGAAGTGGTACAACATCCATATGGGCGTCGACAAAAACTACGTCCTGCAGTCCCTGCAGGACGGCAAGGAGGATTGGTCTGTTTGGGACAGATCGAAGCGCGACCGACGCAACGACCGTAAACCGCAACTCGCTCTGAATACTCGCTGCATGAACGCCTTACGGCATATGGTTGAACATCCCGACATCAGGACAAGCGCCGAGGTACCAGGCGCCACAGATTTCACCATGGACGAGCTTGCCAGTAAGGGGGCGCTTAAGGAGGGCAAGCGGGACAGCCAAGGCGACCGCACGTGGACAGTCACTGATGCAGGCCGAGAAGAGATCGTGCGCCTAAACGACTGGCATGGCGGGAAGAGGCGTATCTAGGCCGATTGGGGAAAAAGACATGACCGACGCAGAACGCATCGCCGAGCTCGAGGCGAAAATCCAGCAAGCCTACCATGTCATCGGCCAACTTCTGGGCGGCCCTGACGGTAAGTCGGAGGACTTGTATTCACCGCATGGACAGCGTGCGCTCGATTACTTCGCGCATGAAAGCTTCGATAAGGACTTTCTGCCGTATGTCCATCCAAGACGCTAAATGCCCTTCGAGAAATAGGATTGTTTTCTCATTGGCGACTTGACACCTCCGACCCTCAATGAGAACATAAAGAGAACAACACGGAGGTATCGATGCAAAACGATGTCGTCGCAAGAGCTCTCGCTGAGGTCGCGGCCAGCCGTGCCTGGCGTGAGAAGAACGCTGCCCGGCGCGCAGAGATGCAGCTGAAGGCGGCCAGGGCCCCTCGCCCACTCTATGTTCTCAAGAGCAAAAAGCAGTTGGAGCTGCGCCTACAATGATCCCGCAGCTGCAACCGACTGAGAATGCCAAGGATGAGGCTTTCGAGGTCCTAGCGCTCCACGACTGGGACGCGCTTGAGGCGATCCGAACCGTGCTTGCCGAGCGCGACGCAGTCGAAGAGCGCCTTCGGATCGCGGCTATCGCGATGGGGCGGGGATATACGAGGGGCTGGAAGCCCTAACAACGACGACATTAAAGAAAACACCGATGGATCCAAACATGGTCCGAGGAGAAGGAAGTCTGGTCTGCCTTCCGCGATGGCATGTACATTGGCCGGGTCTCCCGCGACAACAACAGCCTAAAGCGTGGAATGCCTTCCGGCTTTCCCGATCGGCGCTTTGAACATCGGCCGCACCAAAGGATGTTGAGGGCCCGGATGCGCTATCCAACAATTGCTTATCTTGACGCGATCAAGTTGAATATTGCAAATGTAAAGTATCGTCACCGTTTCTTTGGAGGATCTTCATGGTTGGTTTCACTAAAATCGATAGCGTGAAATTGCCGTACGACACCCGTGAGCTATGGCTGAGCGATAATCGTCTCTTTGTTGGCAGCTTAGAGCTCTTCAGGAATGGCGTCGTGACGGTCTTCGACATATCCCAGAACGGCGACCTGACGAAACTCTCGTCTGTAAAGATATTGGAAGGGCCGAATGATCTCTGGTCCAACGGTGACCGGCTGTATGTCGCAGGTTTCAATGAACTCTCCGCATTTGAAGTAGGTTCCAGCGGCAAACTCTCAAAGCTGTCATCCCCGCATGGAAGCTCAAGCGCTGTTTTGGCACAAGGGAAGCACCTGTTTGTGGGAGATAGCTTCGGACTGACCGTCTACAAGACTGGAAGCGGCGCGAACGTCTCGCAAGTCCAACACGTCAAACTGCCGCAACAGGTAGATGAGATTGTTTCGGACGGAAAGCATCTCTTCGTTTCAGCGGGCGGCATCACGTCCTACAGCATCACCGCCGATGGTAGCCTCGTGCGGGCCTCAAAGCTCAAGATTGACGGCGAGATTTGGACTGATGGCAAGCAACTCGTCGTCGGAGCTAGCGGGGACAACGGTATCATCATTTATGATATCGCAGCGAATGGCAGCCTCAAAAGGGCGCAGCAGATTAAGGTAACCGACGAGTTTGGCTCAGTGATATCGGGTGAGGCCTGGTTGGAAGGCGGGCGCCTTTTCGTTGCCTCTCATGAAATCGTTATCTTCGAGAAAAATGACCGCGGCAAGTTCGCAAAGGTTGGCGCGGTCATAACCGAAGGCACACCTTGGGAGGTCTGGTCTGAGGGCGACCTGCTATTTGTCGCCGACTATGAAAAGGGTGTCGCTACATACCGGCTAGATTCCGGTGGACCGAATTTTCTCGGCAGCGCTGGCAACGATCCGTTCATGCAGGGCACGTCCGCGCACGACTTCATGAAAGGTATGGGCGGACACGACGGAATTGAGGGCCTTGCGGGCAACGATCGAATCTATGGAGGTAGCGGCAACGACAGTCTCTACGGTGGTAAGGGCTCGGACATCCTCTATGGCGGGTCGGGGGATGACAGTCTTTATGGAGACGGGAAGGACGGTTCAGAAACCGACAAAAAAACCAATAAACTCTACGGGGAAGCGGGCAACGACAAGCTCTATGGCGGCGGCGGCAACGACAAGCTCCTGGGCGGTACGGGCAACGACGATCTCAGGGGCATGGACGGTGACGATCATCTCGACGGGGGCTCCGGCAATGATAAACTTCACGGCGAAAGCGGCAACGACAGGCTCCTCGGCGGCGCGGGGAACGATCGGCTCGACGGCGGTTACGGTGACGACAAATTGATCGGCGGGACCGGTGCCGACAAGCTCTATGGCGGTGCGGGTGCCGACTTGTTCGTTTTCACCAGCACCAAGGATAGCACGCCAAGCGCCCGTGACATGGTCTACGACTTCTGGCAGGATGAGGGCGACCGGATCCAATTGTCCGGCATCGACGCCCGCAGTGCGACAAGCAAGAACGATGCCTTCACATTCATCGGCGAGAAGGCGTTTTCCGAGAAAGCCGGCGAGCTGCGCTATTTCCACAAGAGCGGCGATACCTTCGTCTACGGCGATGTTGACGGCGACGGCAAGGCCGACTTCGCGCTTCGCCTCGACAAGACCATCGACCTGGTCAAGGGCGACTTCATCCTATGACGACCGGTTCATACCGCCCCTAAATCCACTCTGAGGAACAAATCGCCACGGCGATCGTTCCTCAGCTGCCACTTTCTAGCGTCGCGTCGCATTATCACCCCCTAGATGACAAGCCAGACCCTCAATAGTGTTTACGTGAGCCGAATAGCCTTTTCTATTCTACAAGTCTGGACTCTTGCGTCGCTGCGTTGCATTAATCCAGTGGGGCTAACGTTAGGAGTGATGAAATGGGAAATGCAGAGCTGCGTTTTAAGCTCACAGAGATGATGCTCGACCGGAAGAAACATCGGGACAGTCTTGTCGCCATGGAACGCAAGGGTGTGTCTCTCGCCTGGCCCGACGGAAAGACCACGGCGGAGCGGATCGAGGAAGAGACAGCCGCCATCAGCAATCTGCTAAATATGATCAAGGCAATCCAAGTTGCTAGCCCTGCCCAGATTGACACCGCGGCCTGATTGACGATCGTGAACTTGGAATTCAGAAGCCGGACGCCAGGCCCGGCTTCTTCCGCGTAATGGGCAGTCGAAACCATTGCGTTTACCGCTCGCTCTGTCCACGCTGCCCCGCCTCGATCCTTTGAAGGATCTCCCAACAACCGTGATAGCACCTTCTTTCTGCCTGACGCGGTTCTGCAGTTCCTTGATCGCTGTGGCCGGTGAAGTCCTCGATTGTTTAGTAACCGTGGTGCGATAGCTGATCTGGTCTACTCCCCACCTTTCCGAAGGCACAAACAAAAACAGCCCCCTCCACCGTGAGGCAGAGAGGGCTTGATCAATTGCGGGGACTTCGTGCCGGTCGTTGCAACAGAATATTGTCCAGCCGCTCACTGATTCCATCAATGCGAGACGCCACACCCTCGATTGCGCGAAGCATCTGGCCGGTCTGCTCCTGCATCCCCTGCTTGGTTGCAAAAGTCTCGGCCGCGTGGAGCTTGTGTGCTGCAAGATCGCGCGCAACGGTGTCCGTCTCCTGCCGCGCCGACGTCAGCTTGCCGTCAAGGTATTTCCAGACACCGAAGATCGCGCCGAACAGCATGACGATGAAGCCGACAACGGCCATGATTTCGGGGCCGGTCACGGCACCACCCCACAAAGCTTTGCCAGCTTTTCGTTTTCCCGCAGAATCTGGCGCTTCGTCTCTTCGGTCATGTTGTCTTCCACACTGGGGCGCACAGCCCGCGCGACATCGCAGAAATTACCGCTTGCCGTCACGCATCCACTTAGCGAGACCAGCGTCAACATCAGCGCTACCCATGCCTTGAACTTCATTTTCGACGCCCCTCGCCTTCTTGATTGCTTTCGCATTGTTGCGGGCGTGCTCGGCTTCTGCGTCTGCCTTGCCGTCGGAGCGCCCATAGAGAAATGCGCCCGCGATAATCGCGAGCGCTACACCAGCCATGGCGAGATAGCTGGAAATGCGGGACCATAGCCCCGCTGCTATTGCCAGCATTGCGTATCCCCTTTGATCGTGTTGATATCCCCTTCACCAACCAGGAGGGGAAAATGCTCGACGGGAAAAAGTTCGGGTTGCCTTGCCCGAAATGCGGCCACAAGACGGAGGAGACTATCGCTTGGATAAAGGCGCATGACGACTTCGTCTGCGCGGGGTGCGGCGAGACGGTCCAGCTCGACAACAAAAGGCTCCTCGCTGATCTCGAAGAGGTCCAGAAGAGCGTCGCGGAAACCCGGAAGAGCTTGCGCCGCATGGGAAAGCGCCGCTAGCACCTCTCGAGCGTTGCTGGCCGCCAAGGACAGTTTCAGCGTGCTAACCGACGTCTGGCTATCGACTCCGCCGTATTCTGGATTATGCATCTGCTCTCTCCCGCTCGACCAGCCGATAGATGCCGTAAGCCACGCCCGCCACAACGGCCGCAGCAAGCGCCCATTGGACCGGCCCGCTCCCGGCAGCAATTGCGCCGATTGCCGATAGCAAGCCGCCAAGCGGACCCCATGCCTCTGGTTTCTTCAGTACTCCGCCGATACCAGTGTCGCGTCCGTCAGCCTTTGCGCTGCCAGCCGTCGTCTGTGACCCCCGCGGCTTTTCCGCTGCGGCAAGCCGCAGGGCATTGCCGACGACCCCCGGCTGCGTCTTGTATTGGCCTTTCGGGTCCTTTCCCGTGACGCGGATCGTCCAGCCACGGCCATTGGCCGAAAAGCCAGTCTTGCCACCGAGAGATCGAAGGAACCGCATGCGCTCGTCGCAATAGTCGACGATGAGCACGCGTACGCCGCCCGGGTAAGCCTTCACAGCGGCAAGCGTCTGCTCACCGATATGGCCGTCGATCTTGCCGGCATAGACGCCCTTGGCGGCCATCACGGCCTGCAGCGACCTCACGGCACGCGACGGGCCGGAGTTTACGCCGAAGTCGAATGCGGCGTAGTCGAGACCAGCCGGCAGCACATCGCCACCAGACTGCGACCAGTAGGACCGCTGATAGATCGCAGTTGCTTCGGCCAGCGTCATTGCCTTGACGCGTTCGTCCGTCACCGACGCCACGCCAAGATGGGCGGCAAGCGTCTTGTGCGTCACGCCATACTTGGTCGGCCCGCCGCGGTCAGTCTTGGCATTCACATAGCCGCCCTCGTGACCAAACATGAGGTCGAGGGCGACGGGAAGGGTTTCCCGAGCCATAAAGGTCTCCTAGGATTGTGGGGATTTGACGGAGGAACGCCATCGCCGCACCAGGCGGGAGGCCGGGGAGTCTTGACTACGTTTCTTCCATCGGGCGAGTCGACCGAAGCCGGCCCGCCTTCCACGTTAGTTCGTCACCGCGGCGTAGTAGCTGCCCGAGAACCGCACCGCGAAGGTCGCGTTGATCTCGGTCGCCACCATCGCCGTCGAACCGGTTTGACCCGTCCGGTATAGTGCGAGCGTGCCTTGGCCGTTTAGGGCCATTGCCCCGCTTAAGTAGTTGTTCGCCGGGAGATTTCCGTTCGAGAAGTGCGCGATGTGTGCGGTCGCACGCAGAACGAGTTGCGAGCCAGATGGAACTCCAGGCCCGGGCATAGTGAGACGCACGTTGTTCGTGTCTTCGAGCGTGCCCTTCGTAGCGATCTGCAGGTATCCATCGAACCGGATTAGGTCGCCCAGTCGATCATAGCGGCCAAACTGCGAAGAGTATGTCGCTTCATTCCCCGGTGCCGCCAAAGTGCTTCCACTCACAAGCCGCGGCGTCCATTTTCGTGCCATCATGACCGACTTCTCGATCTGCATCCGCCGAAGACGAAGCACTCGACCTCCGCTGTTGTCCTCTTTCACCTCGAGGACCACCCACTCACCGGAAGGTAGACGCTGGGGCACGTGATAGCCACTTGTGGCGGCCATATCTGTGGCGCTGTCGAAGTACGAATCGAACCCATCGCCGCCATTGGCGAGCACGTCCTTCAGCGTTCCGGAGAACCACCGCATCGTATCATTTGCACGACTGCAGACGCCCAGCACGACCCAGACCGTACCGTATGGATCCCGGACAATGTCGACGGTGGGTGCAACATCCGCTGTGACGCTACCGAGCACATCGGTCAACTTAGTCCACGTCGCGCCGTAATCCTGGGTGATAGCGCAAGACATGCCGCCCGCGTTCTTCCGGCCGATGGCAACACCGACATTGCCCCAGAACGCCACTTCGGTCTCGTTCTCTGCGCTTCCCGAGAAGATCGCCGCTCCCATGGACCAGGTCTCCCCCATGTCGTCGGAGACCCATAAGCGAACGTCGTTCGTGTCGGTGCGGTACATCGTGAAAGCCATCCGTGACTTTCCTTCACCGGGGATGACCTTGATCCGACCATACGCCCGCGCCCCGGTCGACGAGTGGGTGTAGATTACGGATTCGGACTGCCAAGTTTTACCGCTATCGCGGGAGCGAAGGCGCCGAATTGGAGTAGCCCCTCCGCCGATTGGCAGATCCGTGTAGATGGCGAGAATGTCCCCGGTAGGCGTGATGCCAAGGCATACGTCCCGGTAATCGCGTCCCGCTGGCGAGGCTAGAATAGCCGACGGGCCGGAAACGAGATCGCCGTCACCATCATACGACCACAGCGTTGCGCCGCCGTCATCGCTGAACATGTAGAGGATTTGCGACTCGATGGCCGTGTGAACAGCGGCGCTTCTGAACATCCAGTGAAGCCGGTTCTTTGCCGGCTCGTAGACCATCGAGCCAAAGTGCCAATAGGAGTTTGGATCCGAGGTCGACAGCAGCACTTGAACATCCGACGATGCGGTGAAATTGGCGCCCGTGACGACCGGATACTCAACCGCTGCGGCAACTCGGGCCGAGGCGATATCCAGAGCAGCTTGCGCAGCCGTGCTGATCCGCGTCGGCCCCACATCAGCCAGATCGCCCCACCAGCCGCCATTCGCCGAATCCGTCCCTTGCTCATCGGACAGGAACCTGTCGGCGCTGCGGTGCTTGCCGCCGTCAGCTGGTTCACTGTCAACGCGCACTCTGAAACCGTCGAGTTCGTTGATGAAGACACGGTCAATCCGCGCCGGGACCGTTGCTGCCTGCGCGTCTGCAAGCGTCTTGAAGATTAGCGAACCGCCTGGCGAGAACATTTCCTTCAATGGGCGCCGCACGTTGTCGTCTCCAACGTCGGCCGCCGGCACGAGCGTATCGTACGTCGCGGTATCTCCACCGGCATCAAGTGCATCAATCACCATCTCCGGACCTTCCGGCCCGCGGATGTCGAGAGCGTCGCCGATGGCGTCCACAAGGCCGGTCGCGCCGACGTATTTGCCGGTCGCCGGTTTTGGGCCCTCACCGCCCTGCCAGTCGACAACCTGCTGCACGCGGCGAACGCCGTCGGCCACAGCGGCGAATACAGGAGTCCAGCCGCGGTTGCCCTTGATGAAGCCGAGGTCCGGCCATGCGCCGGCATTCTTCGGGCCGTAGAGTTTCTGCTGGTCGGTGCGGCTGTCGAGCCAGAAGTCGCCGATGCGACCGTCGGTCATAAGGGGCGCACGGGCGCCCGTAAGAATGCCGCGGCCATCAACGCCCTTTTCAGGAGACGCGAGATAAACGGGATTGGAAAGCTGTCGCGCCATGTATCAAGGCTCCGGAAAGGTGATGCCAGGGGAGATCGCAAGCGTGTGCGGCCCGCTTCGTGAGCGGACTTCCGTGGTCTTGTTTTCAAAGAGGATGTCGAAGACGAAAGGACCGGGCTCTACCGCCTCGATCAGCGACCAGCCCACGTTGATCTCGAGGCGGCGACCGGGCGCGTCAGCAACAACCAGCCTGCCGTTTGCCGTGGTGAGATCAAGGAGGATGGTGTCATCACCTTCCTTCTTGACGTGAAGCCAGATGTCGTAGTCGTCCAGCCGCCAGCGATCGTTGACCGAACCGAGCACAATCGTGTCGATCCAGTCCGTGCCGGCGGCAACCGTGAAGGCTGCCATAGTGATTTCCTTGGAATTAGGCCTCTAGGGAGGACACGCGGTCGTTTAGTGAAATAACCTGCGCTGTTAGGGAAGCGATTTCGCGCATGAGGAGTTCGACGTCCGGAGACCAGACGACAGCGTCGGTTGCATCCACAACCTGAATGACTTCCACATACGTCTCGCCACTCCCGAAGGCGCGGACGAACGGGCGAAAATACACTCCGTCAGGCGGAGACACAGCGTCGACGTCGTCACCACTCACTGTTGCCAGGGTGAAAACATACTCGACGCGGCCATCAGCGACTGTCACGTCGAGCAGATTTGCCAACGCCGCCGTTGCCGACCCCGATTTGTCAGACTTCAGCCACCGAACGCCTAGCCGGATTGCGTCATTCGCAGGATCATCCGTATCGACGGCTCGTCGCAAGACAAAGCGCACGCGGTAAAGGTGCCCAGGCTCAATGCGCCAGACAGCAACCGGCGCAACAACACCGGCGCCATCAATTTTGGCGACCTTGCCATCCGTGGAGGCAGCAACGTCAGCGCTGGAAAGCGGCTCCAGCGTATCAGGTTCGCCATCGACCTCGGCGGTGAAGAACGAAGGCGCTTCACCTGGGCGGATTGCTCCTGACACTTTCGAGAAGGTCGGGCGCAACTCGTCCGCGGCTACGCGCATGGTCGCCTCGGCTTCATCGCCAGCTTGCCGCGCTCCTGCCTCTTCAGCCAGGTCGCTTTTCGTCGCGCGCAGATTGATTTGTCCCTGCAGGTTATTGACGGCGATAGCGCGTGCCTGCGTTTCGGCGGTGTCTCCATTGATGCGTGCTTGGCTTTCTGCAGCATCAGCGTTCGCCCGAGTGGTGGCTTCCGCATTGACTGCATTCGTCCGCGCAGAAACCTCGTCGCTTAACCCCGCTTCAAGCGCAGATATGCCAAGTGCCGTCTTCATCTGAGAGACGGTCAAATCCGACACCGGGCCTGAACCCGCAGCCAACCGCCCTTTGAACGTCTGCGTGGCTGCGTCCGCCAATTCATTGTTGGTGATCGCTTTCGACGCAACCTTCGCAGTCGTCACGCCATTGTCAGCGATCCGAAGAGTGCTAGAGGCGGCCTCAAGACCACCCGTGACAGTCAGCGCACTGACCGCCCCCGTTCCCGCCGTCGAGCGACCAAGGACGCGACCGGTCGGGATGGAGTTGTCGACTTTGCTGTCCTCGAAAACGTTGACCCTGTCGATCGCCTCATTGATTTTGGCGATCGACGACGTGTCGCCGGCCGAGATGTTTCCGATGGCCATGACGGCTCCTTATGTGACGATGTATGAACCGGTCGCAACCGGAGACGCCTCGACGCCGGATCCGTTTATCGCAACGATCCAGCCGTACCGCGTGCCAGCGGACAAGCCGGTGATGATGCGGCTGTCGTTCTTATTCGGGGTGCCGTACTCCGGCGGCGTGACGAGGGTGGCGCTGCCGAACGAATTGGAAACACCCCAGTAAAGCTTGGCGCCCGCATAGTTCGCGCTGTTTGGCGTGCGCCAGGAGAACGTCACCTGCCCCACGCCACCAACGGCTGACGGGCTTGTCACAACACCTGGAGCATTAGGATCCGCCGTCGAGAATATCTCGTACGTCGCCGACCAATTGCCGTACTTGCCCTTCGAAGAAATGAAGGCTGCCTGAACCTCGAGCAGGAGATTGTTCGGAACGGGATTGGTGCTCACCGTGATGTACCCGCCTGAAGGCGACACCCCGGTATAAATCTGCTCCACCCACTCCCCGGGGGTACCGCCACCTACATCCTTGATGCGATAGCGAACGACCATCGATAGATCGCTCTTCGACGGGTCGACGACTTTGACGCTCAGATAAACGGAATTGCTATTCGCCTTCGCAGTCACACTGTTAATCGTAGGTGTCGTAATGGTCCCCACAGCGGGCTTTGGCGGCACGGGTGGTGCCGTGCCTTCATTCGAGGATGGGGTCCAGGCGTCTATGTTCGAGGGATGTTTGATGAAGTCCATCGTGAAACCGCCCTTGGTGAGAGCGAGTACCGATCGCCTGTTCTCGATCACGGCGCCATCCAATGCGGGCAGGCCGATCGGCGTCTCCAGGCGATTCCATCTGTTGTAGACGGCGTTAATGCCGCACAGCCTGACGTCGAGAGTGCCCTTCTTTTTCTGCTGAAGGCGCCGCCAGTCGCGGATGCCAAGGCGACGGGCCTGACGCCACTGCGTGCACCAACTGTATTCGGCCTCCTGAGCAAGGACCCGTCCAGCGGTCAATTGGTCGGACGTGTTTTCGAAGAAGTCGGTGTCGGTCGTCGTGTAGTCGGTCGCCGGATAGGTGAATTTCGGAATCAGGCGGTTGCATTCCTCACGAAAGAGCACATCATTCTGTAGCTGGAATCCCGTGATGTCGCGGTCTGTCAGCGTACCGCAATATTTCTCGCGGAACTTGCCAACGACGAATAGAAGAGCGCCATCACCGCGTTCGCAGATCCAACCGTCGCAGGCCGCGAGAATAGCGTTCGTGCCGACCTTTGGGTCATGTTCTGCCGTCGCATAGCCATCGCAGAGATAGCGCTTTTCCGTGCCGCCCCCATCCAGGGGGACGTCCTCATCACAAACGTCAGCTTCTTCCTTCCACATGTCGAGGACGGGCAAGATCGCGCGCTGATAGTTTCTTTGATGACCGAATTCGCTGAAACATTGGTGCCAGCACATGATGAGCGCAGCATTTCGCGAAAAGACCCACGCGGCCGGGTTGGATGGGTCATCGTCAATGCGATAGTCCCAGACATAAGCGCCGTTCACCTCGACAGAAAGCCGCGGCGCGCCATATGGGAAGCGCCACGTAAAATCTTTCGCTTCCGGGGTGTTGGCAACCATCGCAACGGATGCCTGGCCATCGCCTCGGTGGCTGCTTGTCCAGACGCTGTCGCCCGACAGGTCCGTGACGAGCGGCGCATATGCCGTCTCCGTATCGAGCCCCAGCCTTGAGTAGATTTGAACGAGATTGCCGCCATAGCGCGTATCGGCAAAACCAATGACATTGCCACTACCATCGATCGTCACTTCATCGTCGTGCAACCAGTATCGGTTGACGGCGCTGAACCGCGCCTGATTCAGCAGATCTTGCTGCAGTTTGGTTTCGGCCAGCGCCTGCGAGTATTTCTCATAGAGCGCAACCTTGCCTTCGATCTCGGCGCGTTGGGTGGGGCTAAGGGACCTGCCCTTGTCCTCTGACTGCTGCAGGAGCTCCAGGCGAAAGCGCGCCGCATCTGTCGCCACACCGTACTGACCAGTGAGCTCCATTTCGAGCTGCAACTGGCCGATGCGGTCGTTTGCGGACTTGATCAGGTCACGATAAGCGTTTGCGGCTTTTTGGGCGGCAGTTTCTTGCTTTTTTTCTGCCTTGTCTGCTCCAGGCAAGCCGTCTAGTTCGATAAGCGGACGGCGTTCGGGGACAGGCCCATTGAAAGGCAAGACAGCACCGATGCCCCCCATTGTGCCATCGGCGGTACGCTCCATCCCGCCATATGTTCCGCGGCTAGGGTGCCGGGAGGTCAACGCTATAGCGGCATCACGATCAAACGTCTTCGCCTTACCTGACGCGTTGGCGATGGCGGCGGCCAATACATCAAACTGCTTCGCAAAGTCCGCAATTGTCGGAATGCCGGTTTCCGAAACGAACCCTGCGAGCGCATCCTGCACGCGTTTGGCGTCAGCGGCAGTGGCGGTTCCCTTGTCGATCCTTGACTGGAGATCGTTGAACGCCTTCTGGAGTGCAACGATTCCGTCGACGTTATCGCTACTTTGCTGAATGTCAGTCTTCAACGCCGTGAACTCAACATTCACGTCCGCGATTTGTTTTCGCAGATCATCCCATTGGGCGCTCTTCCCAATTTCGAGCGCTTCCGCGAGTTCCTTGTCTCCAGCTATCCTCTGACGTTCGTCATTGTATGCCTTGAGGGCGGGGAGTGCATCCCCCCACTTTGCCACCACGCCAGCGACGAGCTCTGCCTCGCGCTTCAGGGTCTCCTCAGACTTGGCGCCACCCCACTCAAGAGCACTAAAATACTGGATTGCGGCAGCACCGCCGGCAATCAGACCGATTGTCACCAGCGAAATGGGATTAACGATCGACGCGAATGCTGCGCCGAGTCCCGCGAGGACCTGCTTGCCGTTGCCCATTTGATTGAAGACGGCGGACAGTTGCGTACCCTGCTGCAAGGCAATCTGCAGCGGACTCATGCCCATCGCCGAGGTTACGGCAATGTCCTGAAACTGTGCGGCGATATTGGCGGTTTGAAATCCCTGACCTGAGCCACGCGCGCCCTGCGCCAGAGCAGCATTCCGCCCCTTGATCGCCGCTGTACTCGCAAGAGCGGCCTGCCGTTCTCGGCTAATGGCTGCAGTCATTTCGTCGGTGGAGATCGCACCGACCGCGTGGGCGCGACGGATATCCGCAACGGTCGCCTTGTAGCTGTTGATGGTCGCAAACAGCGGGCTGTACTTGGCGCGAAGCCGCTCAAGTTCCTTGCCCTGGTCGGCTAGAGCCCCAGTCCATTCCTTGGCGCCCTTGGTGCCGACGCCAACCATAGCGTTGATGCGGTTCTGCATCGCGCTCGTCATGGCATTGTCGATGCCACGACCGACAGTCTCGAATTGCTTCTGCACCTTGCTGGTAGAAGAGCCGATCTCCTGCTCGAGCTTCTTCATGCCGCGCCGGATCGTGGCGATGTCAACGCCAATGGCGATAATCATGTCGTCGTTGGAGTTGTCAGCCAAGGCGAATTCATCCTAAAATAGAGAAGCCCGCGCGAGGCGGGCTTTGGAGGCGATGGGGGATGACCGCGACACACGAAGGTGATGGCCACATCGTGGTCGATGACATGGTTATTCCAGTCGCCTACGAGGTCACAAGATCGGGTGGATCTGACGAGTTCTCCGTGTTCTTTGCGACCCTGGCCGACTACGGCAGATGCAGAGACGGGAAAACCGTTCAACTGCAGACGCAGAGTGGCTCACGAATTCGCGGTTTCATTAGCGGCGCATTCGGCCCACACCCTGTCAGGTTTGTCATGCTCGCTGACGACTAGGCCATCCTTTATCGGTATGAACCGCACGCCAATGCTGCCGTCTGGTAGAACCACGCCCAATGGCCGCGGCGTCACCTTTCGGAAGGTGCCGCCATATTTTTGAGTGAGATAGGCCAAGTCGTCGATCTCTTGACTGGTCATTTCACCCATACCCCGCCAACAACTCCGCCATCTCCCCCTTGGTCGGTGCCTTCGGCTTGTCTTCCGCGCCATTCGCCTCGTTCCGGCCGTGGATGGCCTGAAAGAACTCGGTGAGCGTCGATTCCCAAAAGTCGGCAGGCCGCCATTGCAGCCCGCCTAAGCCAATCCGCATCCAGTCCCGCCACGGAAACGGGTCTTCTTTTCTCTTTATGCCGCCTTTTCGACGGCTTCCCCGTTTCCCTCGTCACCATCATCGAAGTGATGTGACAGAGCGGCGGAGAATGCGGCCGCGCAGGCCGGGAAGTGCTTCAGCCTCAAGCTGTCGATGGCCGCCAGGCGGTCGCCTTTGACGGTCAGTAGTTCGATGCCGGCCAGCGTAGCGGCAGCCTCGACGCCGGACAGGCGGACAAACAGATCCTGAAAAGACTTGCACTCCAGCCGCGTCGACACCGCGGAAAGACCGCCCATCGTCGCAGCAATGACGAGCGGAACGTCACCGATCCACAAAGCAACCTCCCCGCGCGCGCCATTGACCTGCAGCGGGAAGGGCTTCGTTGGGGTAACTATGCCCACCGGCTTTTTCTCCTCTTTAGCCATGGATTAGACCTCTGCCGTGAACGTCAGCGCATCTGCAGCCTCAAACGAACCGCTGAACTGGAGATCGTCCTCCATGCTGCCGTCGAGGGTGAAATTGGCTGCGAAGAACGATCCTTCGTAGGTGCCAAGACCAGGAACGACGACCTGCGCATTGAAGACCGTCGCGTCGTTCACATGCACCATGAATGCCTTCATGGCAGCACTCGACACGAACGTGCCGGAGCCTGAGAAGGTGCGGCTCACGATGCCGGGACGGCTGGTCTTCTGAACCGGGCCGCCGGGGTTGGTGCAGCTAGGCTTGGTCGTGTCGACCGAGTTTGCCGAAAGGTCGAAACTGCGATCCTTGAGGCCGCAGAGATTGGTAAAGACTTCCGGCGTCGCGCCGTCGCCCAGTTTGATAAGCAGAAGCCTGCCGAGCTGTTCTCCAGCCATAATTTCTCCTTCGCCGGGCGTGCCGGACGTTCTTCATATGTGATTTTGAGGAATGCCCGGCCTATGCCAGCGGCTTGTGTACCGACGCCGCGAATTCAATAACGGCGTGGCTTGTCAACCCGTCAGGATCGCGAAAAACGCGCGTCTGTCGGTGCATGATCGAAACAAGGCGCCAAGAGGCCAAGACCAGCGGAGCCATGTGCAGTGATTCCGAGACCGCGAAAGCAATCTCCTTGACAGCCGGAAAACCAACCTTCCGTGACCAAGTGTGCAATGTCAGGTAGACGTCACCGCCCTCAAGACAAGTCGCGTCGTCACGGATGAATTGCGCCTCGCCGATTGTGACGTACCCCTCTTTCGGGGTGGCCCACGCTGTCGTAGGCGGCTGATCATATACCCCGTTGACGAGGTTCATGAGCGACGCATCCGCCTTGAGGAGCGTCACAATGGCGGCCTGCAGTTCGTATTCGGGACTCATTTCTTCATGGCCTCCCGAACGCCCTTGTTCACCGCGGCGCGGATGCGCTTAATGATCTTCGGTCGAAGCGATCTGTACACGGGAAAGATGTGCGGCTGAGCGCTGGTACCGGGATGCTGCGTGCCTCCGCCTTCGCGGTGCGTCGCCTGCCCCAAGACCGTGCCGCCACCTTTTGCCGTGTTGTGTGGCGCAGTCCCCCACTCCAACCAACGCCAAATGTATTCGGCGAACAGCCCAACCGCCGTTGGATCCTTGGCGGCAGCCTTGCTCACGCGCTCCTGATGGGGGCGGTTTGCGAGCTCGTCAGCCTCGATGCTTTCCATGTATTCCAGCGTCGCGCCGGTGGGGGCCTGCCGTCGGATCGCTTCGGCCAATTCGTCACCGCCCTTGCGCTTTGCCTCGGCCGCGTACTTCTCGACATTCGGCGCAACCTGTGTCAGGCGGCGAAACAGCGCATCCTTGCCGGCTATTGTGGCTTTCAGCGCCATACCCTACCCCGCACTATGTCGCCTACCGCTATGTTGCGACCCCGTCATCGGCCATCATCTCGAGCCAGGCGTTCGTCTGGTCCGGATCCGAAACAGCCCTGATGTTCAGAACGCGCTTCGGATTGCGGGCGTCCAGAGCGCGCCAGGACGGCGTTACCTCACGGCTGGCCGTGTGACTGCGCACTCTCACGATATACGGCTGTACGCCCGTCAGACGGGCAGCCTGCACGGGTTCCCCGCCCCTGAGCGGGATCAATTCGGCAAAGTCGGTGAATTGGGTCTCCCAATCCCCGGCCTGCTCGTTGCCCATGCCGTCGTCGACCAGAGGCCGCACCTGAAAGTGCAGTTTGACGCGCAGGGCGCCGCTATTCGGCTTTTTGGCCATGCAGCCCCCACCAGCGCCACGCGTTTTTCGCGGAAGTCGCTATGCTGTGTCCGAGGTCAACGCCGAGCTTCCAATCGAGGATGAATCGTCCGAAACTGCCAAAATTGCGGAGTGTCGCGAAATAGAAAGAATCGCGATGGAACCCCCATTCGCCGGTAAATGGGCATTCTTCCCATCTACCGCTACTCGGCTTCTTTGCCATCAATCGGCCTCTTCGCTCGGACAGCCTTGCCAGCCGCCACAGCCTCGTCAGCACAGGCGCGCGTGACGTTCAGGTGCATGCCCGCCTTGTAGGCGATGGTGAAGGCCGGCTGCACCCAGTTATGATCCTTGGTGAACCGGATCCAGGGCATTAGGCGCGCTCAATGACTTCGAAGGAAATGTCGCCAGAAACCACGAGAACCTTCGGTTCTGCGATGCCGAGGCGCATCAGTTCCTTCTCGACGCGGTCGCGCACGGCGTCGATTGTCGCGCCAGAGGCGTTATAGCCAACCCGAGTCACGAGAATATCGCCAGCACGCAGCCGCAACTGCCCAGCGCCAAAGCTCGCCAGTTCGCCAACAATCATTTCGTCGGCGGCCATTACAACGCCACCCCAGCCGACTGGAAGTCGACCGCAAGGACCGTCGCGGACTTCGCGATGCCGATAATCTGCGGATAGTCGCCAGTCGTCAGGTCGCCAACCGGAACGATCGTGCCAGCCGTGCCGCCAAGGTAGTAGGCAACGCCAGCGGTGACAGTCGCGCCAATCGTGATGTCGCCGCTCTTATGCAGCGAAATGGGCTGGTTCAGGCTCGCCGAGTTCAGCGCGATAGCCGAGGCAACACGCGCGGCGGCCGTCGCGGAATTGGTGTCCGCCAACAGCCATTTGTTCGTGGCGGTGTCCAGATAGACAGCCTGCCCCGCCGTAATGGTTGTGCCGGCCGTGCCTATATCGCGCGTGGAATTCGTGCCCGCAACGACGTTCGCCGCGGTAATGCTTAGTGCTGCCATAGGGTCTCCTGCGGCCTAACGCCGGTAATTGGTCAATAGAGCGTCAAACGCCGTCCATTCGGGCGTTTCCGCATTCTCGCGATTGAGATAGGCTTCGGCGATCCAGAGCAGCATCGCATGTCGTATGGACGCGGGAAGGGTTTCGTATCCGACGATAGCCGTCACGACGATCCGAGAGCCTGGACGTGTCACAGGCCAATTCTGACCGTACGCGAGAACGACGGACGCCTCGAGCCCATCGGCCCTCAACTCGTATGCCTCATCCGGCACAGTCTGTTCTGTGCCATCTGTCGCGACATACTCAATATCGACATCACTCACCGGAGCTATGGGAAGCCGCGCCATGTCACCAAAGCTGTCGCATTTGACCTCAACAGTTTGCTGCGCCAGAGGCGTGCCGCAATAGCGCTCCACATAGTCGCGCGCCGCGGAAATGAACCCCAACAGCAGCGCGTCATCGTCATCGTGTAGAACGTTACACTGGCGCTTCGCTTCGGCGACCGAAACCGGGTCATTCCCCGGTATTTTCACCTTCGGTGGGTACCACATCCCTGCCCCGCTTTCCGCGCCTCTCTGGCGCAGGCGCCTTGACTGCGCGCTCAATTGGCTGCTCGACAACGGGAATGGCGAAACCGGCGTCGATTAGCCGGATGGCCTCAGCGTCGGGAAATTCGCGCGTGTCGCCAGGCGACAGGCTGTATTCGTTGCCGGACAGTCCGACTAGCATTCGGATATTCATGTTCCCTCCTTGGAAGGAGGCGGGCCGAAGCCCGCCGCCCAGGACTAGGAAGCAGCGGTGATCAGATGCTTGACGGCAGCAGTGTCGCCAAGCTCGCCGTCGAAGCGGATGAGGCCGGCAATGCCGAGGTCAGGCCAGAAGCGTTCACGCAATACGCCGATGACGGGCGAGCCAACCTTGCGGACGAAGTACTTCGAGAAGTCACCGAAGAGCATGACCTTCTTGGCAGCAGCCAGAGAGTCCATGTCGTCATTGATCGAATAGCGGTAGCCGAGGAGCGTGCCAGGCTGAGACGTAGTCACGTCGCCCATCTGCCACAGGAAGTTACCCTGCCCGTCCTTCAGCTTGCGGATAGCCGCCAGGGTCATGTCGTTGAACATGAACCGCGCTTTCGGCGATCGACGATAAGCCGAATTCACCGAGTGGAGGAGATCAATGATCTCATCAGCAGTAATTGCCGCGGCCGCCGCGGCCGTCTTGCCCAGCGTCGACGCCGTAACCGCGCCGTTCGGATCGCCAGTGCCATCGCCGACCGTCAGCTCGCGGTTTGCGATCCTGGCCAGGCGCTCACCAAGGAGCCCACCGAGGAGAGCTTCCATGTTGAAGATCGAGTCCTGCGCCAACTCCATCGAAAACCGGACGAATTCCGTGTCGTAGACATAGGCATCCAGGGACTTCTGGCCGAAGGTCGCATCCTTGCCGCCATCATCGGTGAGCGCGGCGGCTTCCGTGTGCTTCTCGGCGGTCACAGCGGTATCGTCAACCGTGGGAAGTTTCATCGGGTTGCCCGACGCGGTATTGAGGACGGTGGCGATGTCCTCATCGTACATCGGACCCCAGTCTTTCATCGTCTTGATGATGATCGCCGCAAGCTCGGTCGGGACGGTAAAGCCGCCCGCTGTCGTAGTCCCCGCAGTCTGCGCGCGGAATTCTTTACCTGACTGCGCGCCACTCCTCAGAACCGCCCGCTCTTCGGTAGTGAGTTCTCCGATGTCGGCGCCGCTGGCCATGAATTTGTGAAACACAGCTCGATAGCTAAGGGGCTCGCCCTCATCCTGGCCGCGCTGTTCGCCATCTTCGCCCCTCGGACGACGCTGACGCTGGCGCTCTTCAAAGCGAGCTTCGATGGCGGCCTGCCGCTCTTCGCGCTCGATATTTTTCTCGACGCGGTCAAAGTCGGCCATGATGGCGTCGTGACGAGCCTCGAGTTCCGCAGAGCGGGCTTCGTCGGTGTTCGCGGTGATTTCGTTCAGGGCTTCGCGCGCCTGCGTCATTAGACGGCCGCGCTTCTCCTGCAACTCGGTAAGAGTAGGCATCTAATTCTCCAATTTTGAGGTGGGAAATGGCAGGACGTTCGTCCCTGCCCTCCGGCGTAGCCGGGTGACTACGAGGCGGCCTGCCGTACACGCATCCGAGACGCTAAACGCCCTTCGAAAAATAGGATTGTTTTCTCATTGGCGACTTGACACCTCCGCCCCCGAATGGGAACATAAAGAGAACAAAACGGAGGTATCGATGCAAAACGATGTCGTCGCAAGAGCTCTCGCTGAGGTCGCGGCCAGCCGTGCCTGGCGTGAAAAGAACGCTGCCCGGCGCGCAGAGATGCAGCTAAAGGCGGCCGAGGCCCCTCGCCCACTCTATGTCCTCAAGAGCAAAAAGCAGTTGGAGCTTCGCCTTCAATGAAGCCGCAGCAGCCCCAGGACAAACCGAAAAACGAAGCCATGGAGGTGCTGGCGCTTCACGACTGGGATGCGCTCGAGGCAATCCGAACCGTGCTTGCCGAACGTGATGCGGTTGAGGAGCGGCTTAGGGTCGCGGCTATTGCTATGGGGCGGGGATATACGAGGGGGTGGAAGCCTTAAGGCGACCGACTGCGCTCCACAGGAGGGAGATAGATTTCACAACTATCCATCTCAACCAAATGAAAAGCCGAGGATAGTTGCACACCAATCCCCGGCTTCATCGCGACAGGGCTGTTCTCGGGGGAGAGAGTTACCGCAACGCGGCGGAAATAGTGCGTTGCTAATATTCGTCAATGCGGGCTCGTCGGCTTCTTCGGCTGAAACTCAATGACATTGTCGGTCACGGGCAGGCCTAATCGGATGCGATGTTCATCCGCGTATGACTTCGCGTTCTCGTAGCTCTTGAATGATCGCACACTCTCTTCCCCATCGGCGGTGACAGCGACGACCCAACCGCCTGAACGCTTGAACATCATGACCGATCGGTACGCCATGAAAGCACCTAAAAAGCCGGGACGCGCTACGACACAACGTCCCGGCTGAAGTCGCGGCGAGATGTGGATGGGGAACCCACCGCGACAATATTGAAATAATTGCTCACCAGGCAGCTTCAAGAGCCGAAAACGGAAAAGCCGGGGAACGTCGCAGCGCCCCGGCTCTCACCGCCGAAACCACAGGCATGGGGCTTGAGATTGGTTCCGACGATGGTGATCACATCGCATCGGCAATTAGTCAAAAAAGAGACCGCATCGGCGCGTGTACGGTAGCAGACGAAAAAGGCGCGCAACCGCTCCAGCAGTCACGCACCTCTCTGCCGGATGCCTCTTGGAGGGGGCTTCCAGCAGCGAAGATAGGATGCCCACGCCTTCCGTCAACATCCGGCAACAAAAGAACCCGGCTCGATTGAAGCGGGTGAGCTTGGCGCCTTCACAAGGATACTTCTGTCTTAAATACGCGATGTTCAAGACGTTTGACTCGGTCCGTGACCAGAACACAATGAGAACCATGAACACGACAGAGGCAGATTGGCTATCGTACGCAGGCCTGCTTGGCAGTGATGTGACGACATTCGGTACTTTGCTGCCCGATCTTCAGCTTGGCGTCTTCTGCCAGTCTTGCAGCCGCACCATTCCAATAGATCGTGAAGAGCTTACCGCCAAGCACGGCGCGCGCCAGGACAAAGTGGGAATGAAGCAACGGTTACGATGAACTTCTGCCGTGGCACCTACAAATTCCCTCCGGAACGCCGAACTGAACGCCCACTCTAAAGCCGCCAACTCAATGCGTTCAAAAGATCCCACGTCATGAACTGTCTCTTTCACCGTGAGCGCACTCTGGCTACTATTGACTCGGGTTTGCCCCGTGTCAGAGTATTGGAGCTAGATCTGCGGTGCCGATCAACGTGGTATTCTTGCCAGTGGGGAAAAGATGTTCTCTCATTTCGGAAGCTCCCTAGGAAGTGACGTCGATTTTACCCCGAGCGGATGGCTGGGTGGAGGGAAGATAGGCGGTTCAATTCGCGGCTACGACGAAATACAAAACTTTCTCTTTTTTGAAACGTCCAGGGGCATG